CCGGCAGGCACTTTAACTTTTAAAATATTATCGTTCAATTCACGTAGTTCGATTTCACATCCTCTTATTGCTTCAAAACAATTTATAGTCTTAGTCGTGTGTAAATCGTTGCCGTTTCTTGTATATCCGTCACAGTCTAACACAGTCATCTGTACCATTAAGTCTCCACGAGGTACATTGGCAATGGAGTTGTCACCCATTCCTTTATATTTAAAGGTTACTCCATGTTGCACGCCTGCTGGGATTTTGACTGTTGCAAATTCTTCTTTTCCGGAAGGCAATTTATAAGATATTGTTTTTTCGATATTATTCATAACCTCTTTGAGAGATACTGCCATACGTACATTTACTGATTTATTTCCTCTTGATCTTTGCCTGAATGTTCTTGTTCTTATTTCAGGTCCTCCAAATCCAGAAAAAAACTGTTCGAACATATCCTCTCCGAATATATCACCTGATCTAAAACTGAAATTTCCACCTGTGCCTGGTTCTCCAAACTTTCTAACCGTATCGTATTCTTGCCTTTTTTTAGCATCTTTAAGTGTATCATGTGCTTCATTGGCTTCTTTGAATATTGCTTCGTTACCGCCTCTATCAGGATGTTCTTTTTTGGCAATATCTTTAAATGCTTTTTTAATTTGTTCAGACGATGCATCTTCTGACACACCTAGGATGTCGTAATAATTCTTCATTTATTATATTATATAACAGATCTATTTACTGTCAATGTTTGGTAATATTTTCATGGCCTGCCCAGGCTATCAAACTGATTCGTTCTTCATTTCCTTTGTTCCAAGCCATATGCCAATCCACACTTGGAAAAATAAATGCTTGTCCGGAGTTTATTTTTATAGAAAGATCCGGATTTCTTGGTATATCTGGATGAACATTAGAATCAAGAAATAAACCTGCCTGCGGTGCAGATTGTAATTCAATTACCATACTAAATTTTCGGACATATTCCGTATCACCCCATGGAACATTAAAACTATCTTTATGCCAGTCAAAAAATTCGTTATGTTTATAAAAACTTAACTGTAGACTTTCTAATATTAAAAGGGTATTATCTAACTTTTGAAATACTTTTAGAATCTTGTTTTTATATTTTGGATCTTCACAATGACTGATATTACACATCCTTTTTTTCTCATCAATATATCCTTTATCAAATCTGTGTTCACCTTTGTTTATTACGGCTTTGGTGGAGGTTGTTCGTCCAATATCAATAAGTTCTTGACATTCTTCGGGTGTTAGAAAATCAAAGGGTTCATATAGTTTCATCTATATGTAATTATTTTTTAGGATTGATCTCTGTTTTTTTTCCGTTAACGTAAAGACCAAACCAGGCCGCACCAGCACCAACCACAACAGAAACAAATCCTGCCTGTGCGTTGTTTGGATTTTCAAGTGCCATGAACCATTGCATGGTATTATAAAATACCAAACCATATAGTATCATCATTATTCTTGGAACTGTTCTCCAGTTGGATAAAAATTGTGGTAATTCTTCTTTCAAGAACCACCATACCCATTTAATTTTATCCACTGCTTCGTCTTTTGCTTTTTGTACAACAGTTTCTTTTTCTTTAACAATCAATTTGTCTTCTTTTAATTCAGCCATTATTTCTTAATACCCGCTTTCTTCTCCAATGCCTCGAGTCTCTTTTTGAGCATGGGAAATTTTGCCATTGCTTTCTCTTCCGCGGTCAGTATCTTCACATTGTACCTGTCGGCCGCCCAGTTGTAGAATCGATCCATCTTGTTGTAGAACCAAACACCCGCCGCGGTCTTCTTGAACCAGGTGGCAGTGGCGTTACCCAGTATGCTACCTGCTATTGCTTTCAATATAAAAAACCAGAGTGTCATAGTCCGAACTTGTCCTGTCCTTTGGCACTGGCTGGTCCCCAGCCAAAACATCTGACCGCATAGTAGGCCGCGTATTTCTTCCATGACGGTACCTTGGGATCACTGGCGTTCATGCCTTTGAGGAAAATGTCGTCTGCAAGTTTTCTAGCCTGTTTCCATTTTGCCTTGTCACACTTCTTGCCGTTGTGATAGTTCCTTAGGACCGCGTATAGGTGATCATGAATGATCGCCGCCCTTGCCACGTCCCATGGTGCTATGAAGGCCCATGCCGCTCTCGGCACAGATGCCAGGTCAGTCCACATGCCTTCTCTGCATGTGATTTTTGCCTTGCCCTTGCCTAGGTCTTTGATGTTTGCTCCTATCAGTTTGCATAGTGCAACATCGTCGTTGTTTAGATCGAATTTAAAACTGACTTCTCTGAACAGTTTCCAACTCTTTGGTGCAGTGTACTCTGCTAGTATTTTTGCGTTGAAGCTCATTTGTATTCCTCGTTAATGTACGTATTTATTCTATTGCGCCTTTTACAATGCCCTCGGCCACTAATTTCTTCCTGTTTTTCATGTGTTGCTTCTGTACGTCCTCTTTGTTACCACCAAAGTATGGTACAGCGTGTCCTGTTTCACACATTATTTTTGCAACAGATTTATCATTCTGTAAAAAGTCTCCCAGCACTCTGCCAAACTTACCCTTCATGTCCACACCTTTTTTATTGATTGTGGTTTTTAAGACTGTGTCTTTGCCTAGTATTGATTTAAGTTTTGCTTTGGCGGCCAATCCAAACTTCTTTTCAATCTTGTCTCTTGTTCTTGACTCCGGTGTGTCTATGCCCATGATCCTCACACGTTCGTTCTTCTGCCATATACCAAAACCCAGGTCGACATCAACGTCAACTGTGTCTCCGTCAATTACTCTTACTACTTTTGCTCTATACGTCCACATTATTTTTTATCCTCTGCCTCGTAGTACTTTTTGTATTCGTCAAGCAGACTGTTGGTTTCCTGCAATTTTTGCCTGATCTGTGCGAAATTTTTTGCTATCATTTCAAAGTCTTTATCGGTCAATCCAAATAGGACCGGATCTATACCTTGTTCTTCTAATTTTTTAAATACTTCATCTGCATTGTCACTTGTGATTATGATCCAACGCACTTTCTCTAGATCCAATGAATCAGGATTTGGCAAGTTCAGTTTTGCTCTAGGTTCTTCAACTGTGAATAATTTAACTCTTTTTTCACCAATACTACATCCGGTTAGAATACAGATTATAAAAACAATTAGCACACCTTTGAAAAAGGACATCCAAGCAACACCGTACCAACTTAGGCCTAATTTGTTCTTCCACCAATCTACTTGTTTCTTATGCACTTCCCAAATTTTATTCATATGCTACATAATTCGGATTTGCCAAACTTGGGCACTCCGGATTGATCTCCGATTTTTTTGTTGCTTTTAATTCTGCTTCTGTGTGTTCGGCACCTGATGCCAACTCGACACACCTAGCGGCGTTGTCTGCACCTTTATTAACAATACGTTCTATTGCTTTTGTTTTTGCTATGGCAAGTTTACCAACATCTCTTTTGCCTTTATTGAAACGTTTATCCAAGTCGTCTAGATCTTTCTTGAAAGTCTGTACAAGCACGTTCAGTTTTTTATTGCTTTCTAGTATTGCGTCAAAATCTTTTTTCTGTTGTTCAAGAAGTTTACCTTGTTCTTGTATGCCTTTTTCTAGTTCTATCTGGTTGGCCTTGAGTGTGGCGTTGTCTGCCCGCAGTTTCATCACGTAGACGCCTGCACCAGCAACGCCCGATATTAAAAGTACTGCGAATATTAGTCTAACGGTTCCGAACATTTTTCCTTACTCTAGACTGTCCCATGGTGAAACCTAGGCCAAATGCTACTGCCAGCATTCCGGTTATTAAAAGTGTGTGCCAAAGATAAAACATAATAATACTATTTAACCCCAGTCAACTGGGCAGTATACCTAATCTCGTTGCTGTGATTTGCACCCATATGGTAATGCTCTTGCGTCCATTCAATCCAATCTCCGGCGTGCCAGTTAGTGTAAGTTTTATCGTCTATTGCAAATATCTGTCCTGGACGCCAATCATGTAAAAACAATAACCTTCTACGTATCGTTTCCTTTTCATCTAGATTGTAGTATTTTTTGAAGTTGATAAAATGATCAGTATGCCATGGTGTGACTTTACCAGGAGAGAGTTTGTATATGCTTACTGCATTGACTCTCCATTCTGGTGTGTGTAACCTATTTGTCCATTGCCAGTCTATGCCCAAGTCCTCTGCGGTTTTATCTGAACACAAGGAATCGGTGACCATATCTTTTGGATAGTGCTTCGCTTCTTCCCATTCATCAAAGTTGGGCACAGGGTATTTTTGAAATGGTAAATTTTTTATAAAATTCATATCCCAAAAAGGTTTTATTTTGCCTTGGTCTATCATACAATACATAATTATTGAAACAGATATGCAAAACAAAGTAAATTGGTTATGGGTGCAATATACACCCGGAGCGGGCGGAAAATTTATTGCCACCCTTTGTCAATTGTGTGAAAAAGTTGACACATGGGATGACGGTCTACACACAAGCACTGACCAATACCTACAAACAAAATTACTAATGCCATTAGCACAGCACATATTATACGAACCAAGGTTTCCATATGACCTATCGTACTTTACAAGGCAACTTCCCATGACAAGAGGTGACGACATGACCCGTGAGGAATCTGTTGAGAAGTTTTATCAGCATAATCCAGAGCAAATATTTGATCACAACAAATACATTTCCTTACAATGGCACAAGCCTTATCTACCAAAATGGTTTGATGGCAAGGTCATAACTTTAGTAAACGACGACGCATCGATAGATTGGTTAAAGAAAAGACGTGATGAATGTTTTTATGAATGGAATGGCAACGAGGTTACTCATAAAAGATTTCATCCTGATTATATTCCTGGAAAAAAATTAGCAGAAAAGTATTTTGATACCACAGATGTGTTTGAAAAATATGATGACAAACAGGATTTTTACAAAAAGTATTTTTATGAGGACGTTGAGGTGCAAGGCCTGATAGAACCCATTACAGAGTATCCTGACAGGCAAAAAATAAATGTAAGCGATCTATTGTTCAAAGACACTAAAACATTATTAGAGCCTGTATGTGATTTCATACAATCTAAAATAGACATGGACAAGGCGTCTTACATCCACGAGAAATGGAAAAAAATTAATTCGAAATTATTGGATTAATCCAGTTTTGTAAACTGTTTTGCCATTTTCTTTCATGGCAGTGAGAACAGATTTACGATTACCTTCTGACTTGTACGAAACGTGTACCCATCCTGAATCAGGTATGCCTGGTGTGTAGAATTCAAGTATCAACTGATCGAAATCACAGTTTTCTGATATCCATTTGGCCACATCATAGTTGCCTGTACCTGGACATTCTATATCAACTGCTTCGCCTTTGCAGTGTTGCGATTTTGATGAACCGCCAACTGCTTCATTTAATGCTGGCCCTCTGTATCCCGAGTTGATTACCGTGACACCAAAATTGTCTCTAACTTTTTGCACAACATTTTCAAAAAGTGCTTTTGCACTTTCAAGATGTTCTGCACCCGGAGTGTTGTCCAGACCTTTTCTTGTCGCGGTTTGGCTTTTTGTAAATTCTGCTAGTGTAAAGTTTTTGCTTAATCTCATATTAATAAACGTATAACAACGCTTCTTTCATGTTTGTGCTATTTACTATGTCTATTATAGAAGAAGGTAGTTCTTGAATCTTATTGTTTGCTAGTTTCTTCCAGTCGGTGTCGTATAACACTGCCTTGTTGTTTTTTATGGTCTCAATGTTGCTTTCATATACTGATTTTCCAAAATCAAAATTTGTCAATGCTTCTTTATTGGACTCCAGTATCCTTTTCCATCGCATCACAGGATTGGATTCGTTCTCAAATTGTATGCTTTGCAAATTGTAAGACTTAAACCCTAGTATAGATTCCTTGTTTGCGTTTGGTTCATTCAAAAATATTGGAATCACTTCGTCGCAAACAGATGTAAAAAATTTCTCATCATGCCTTTGCACATAATAATCGACACAGGGTTGTGTAGCACAAATATTAAACAAAGAGGATTGCACATTTTTCCTTGCCAGTATATTAAATTCGTGTGGTTTCACTTTTCCAAATACACGTTTACCCTGTAAAGGAATCTTTGCAACACTTCCAAATTTACTCTCGGATATTTTTTCAACCTCATAACAAAGATGATTAAACTTGTCTTGGCTCATTGAAGGATAACAGATGTTTGCAAGATTGTCGTGCATGACCTGTAAAAAAACAAACCTGTTCAATCTCATGACGCCGATCGATGACCAGATACATTTGTCTTTTTTTATTGTGTTATTTTTTTCATGTTGTTCTTTTACCTCTCTTGCAAAGTGACTCCAAGATATTTCTGGCACATCGTAAACCTGTATCTCTAGGTCTGGCAAAATCTCCTGTAACCTTTTCGAAAATCCCTGTAACCTACCTAGTATGTTTATTATAATTAATTTTTTGTATGCGACTATCTTTTCTTTTTCGTATTCAAACCAAAGTTCGGGAGGCCATTCCATTTTTGAACCAACTATGCTGTATTTGGCGTCATCCAAAAACATCACGCACAGTGTATCGCTAGATTTAGGTTCTAAGAAAGCGGTGCCGTATCTTCTAAGGGTGGCATTCATTGCCGACCAATGTAAAATATCACAATTCAATTGTCTGTCCTTCTTGCGTTTTAACTCTGTAATCGAGATGATTTATTAAGGCCCATGCTCTTTCGACCGCTTCTTGATATTCTTGCCTTTTTTGTTTTGTGTCAAAAACTAAAGTTTTGGTAAGAGTTTGTTTATCTTCGCTGAGGCTCCAACTGGTCTCTGCTAGTTGTTCTGCTGTATGCGGGATCAATTTGTGTTTTATATCTGTTTTTGCCTGCTCGATGCTTTGAAAACTTTTGAAAGGAAACTGCATTGATTGATTCATATCTTTGGCTTCGTACAGTTGAGTTTGTTTCGCTAGGTACGTAGATACGTCTACGTCATACATTTGATAATGATATAAAACTTTAGTTGGCATGACTACCAATTATGTTTTGATACTAGAGCAGTTTTGTTTTCTTTTGAGAAAACAAATTTTCCTTCGTTTGTTTTGGAAATGTTATAAGGTCCAAAATATTTTGTAAAGTAAATGCATTCAGACACAGCACCTTGGCTTAGATCAAATGCTTTGATCTCTTTCAGTACTGATTGTGTGTCACCATATTGATGTAGTTCGAGTTTCATTGGGGCGGTGTTATTTTTCTTTACACTGATCACGTTGTTGTCTAACTTAAATTCTATTAAATTGAACTTGTCAAAAAACGAATGTACCTCACCAAGTCTTAAAGAACTTATTTTTTTGTCATATGCTATCTCGTTACGAGGCAATACATCTGCTAGATTTTTTGAATTGGCTTCGAATGGCACGCTTCTTTTATGATATGTGAATTCAAAATTATCAATGTTTGTGAGTTTTTTAAGATCGTCTAAGAAGTTTGTGATATCTTTATCAAGTTGAGGTTCTCTAGGAAGTTCTACAAACACTCTGTATTTGCCATCTTCCATTGTTCCCGGAGTTGCATCTGCGTCTAATACCCTTGGGTATCCTTTTTCTGCAAATCTTTCAAGGTCCTTGGCCGCTTCTGCATTGGTGGCAACGAATGCCAATACACAGATATTCCTGTCATCACCCATCTTTGATTTGTATTGATCAACTGAAAATCTTTTTTCTATTGTACCTTCAAGGTCGCCCGCTCTAAGGCCTTCGTTAATCTTGTGGTTCATTTTCTGTTCCTAGTGGCTCAAAATTCTTTTTTTCTGTTTCCAAATCTTGTCCGTGTTTAAAACTACCTATTAATGTTTTTGGCATCCTTATTTCAACGACCCATATATCGTGGCCGTCTATTTTGCCTTTTACTGTACCAGGTCTATAATCATCTGGTGTTTTAATTTCTCTTGGTTTAAACAACACATCTTTTTTATAAGTGACTTTGCAACCTTTGTCAATCAATCTTTTGCCTCCGCTAGGGTCTGGCATTTGATCAAGCGGCCACATAAACGAACACGTCACAAAGTGTCTGCTATCTTTTGGCCCAGATAAAAGTTCGCCTTCTTCCCAATTTTTAAAAACGTATACGTCCAACTCATCGATTACTCTTTCAAAGTCCTTTAAAGAGTCGAGGCTAGGACTTATTGCGTACAAATTCTGTGTATTTCGGATAATGTCTAAAACGTCATGCATAGTGGAGTATTTAGCCATAAAATCAAAGTTGTAAAATATGCATACTTTATTTGGTATTTCCAAGTTAAGTATTTGTACATGAATCTATTACAAAAACGATTCGAAAAACAATCTAACACACTATACGAGGTATCCTATGCTATTTTACAACAGCCTACAAATGCGACCTTTGTTTCAAAGGAAACTTTACAAATTGATGAGAAAAAAGAGGGTCTACGACAAACGGGTCAAAATGTATATGCTTAATCAGAAATGGCTGAAAATACGGAAGCAGAAAGACAGGAGAAGGAGACGTATACTCGCAAAACTGTTTAAAATGAAACAGTGGGCGATGCTTCAACGATTGTATGGTTAGGAGTTTGCGAAGGTAGTCATTACGTCATTATACCATTTACGGTAGTGTCGTTCTAGATTTTCGTACGGTATGTCGATGTTTTCGGTATTGGGTAATGTACACTTCACGACTTCTTGATTGACCATATCGAGTATCACAGTTGCTTTGGCAATCTTGCCAGTGCCTAATTTTTTCTTGCTGAGTTCAACAAACTCATCAAATGCTCCTCCCGGTTTCATCTTGTAGTTTACGATAAAAAATCTTCTTTTTTGTTTTTTACTACCCATTTGCTATTCTTCCTAGTTTGATCATAGTGGAAGCAAGATTTATTTCAGCATCAGCCACAAACGAATGATCGACCAATCCCTGTTTGATTACAAGAACTGCTTTATCTTGTCCTTCCTCATCTTTTGTAATTAAATCTAAATTGTCATATAACCATCTAAAAATATCTTCAACTTCCTCAGGTCTTGCTTGAGCACACACTAATTTTCTTGCCTCGGAGATTTTTCCTGCCTTGAATAGTTCCACCATTTGTAATCTGTAATCCGCTTGTCCTTTGTCCGATTTGTCTGGTGCGTGTAGTTTTCCTTCTCGTGAGTTCATCTGCACAAGATTTATACATTTACGCATGTCAGGGTAAGTGGCTTTAACGTAGGTGTCGATAAGTTCTATGTTTGGTTCTATGCTCTCACCGATCAGTATTTCGGCAATCCTAGCCGTGAATTCGTTTTTATCCAGTGTCTCAATGTGGAACCCTTGACATCTCGAATGTATTGCAGGTATGACTCTGTTGGGATAATTGCAAGTGAGTATAAATCTGGCAGTTGTATGATACGTTTCCATTACACCTCTTAATGCCGCTTGACCGTTTGGTGTTATATAATCTGCCTCATCCAGCAAAACATATTTGAACGCACCAAATGGCATGATCTGTACGAAGTTTATAATTTTGTCTCTTACAGTATCAACACTGTTTTCTCTCGAGGCATTTATTTCTAGCACATCATATGGATCAACTTTTAATTCTTCAAACAACACCTTGGCCAGTGTAGTTTTTCCTGTGCCAGGAGCACCGGAAAATAAAAGATGCGGGATCGCCCCCTCTTTCAGCCAACTGTTTATTTGTGCTCTCTGATTTTCATCTCTCACCACATACTGTTGTAATGATTTTGGTCTATATTTTTCTACCCAAAGTTCTTTCATAATACAAATGTTAATACTAACAGGATTGCTCCTACTATTGCAAGGAAATAAACTGGTGCGTGTAGTAAAGGTACCAAACTAACCCATCTCACAAACTGTTTTATTTTCTTAACCATTTCCTCGCCGCTTCGATTGGATTTTTTAGTCCCTCGTATGTTGAATCGATAAACTTAATATGTTTATAAAGGATGTCAGAAAGTTTGTCAACAGACTTCTGCAACTTATCAACTTTATCGTTTAATTTTTTTAATTCTTCTTTTGTCACTTAACACTTCTTTACAATCATTTATAGAATGCCCATTGTCCGATTATGTCACTACACTTTAGTTTAAAACCGTATTCCCTATCAATATCACGTAATATCTTGTTCACTTTTGACATGGCAAGTCCTATGTCAGCAGGCACCAATAATGCTTCTATTTCTTTTTCTTTCATTGCTTTTGCGGCCTGTACTCTGTGCCAGCCGTCTGTAAGCAAATAATATCCAGAGTCTTTTATGGGTGTGGCAAGTATTGGATCAAGCGGTTCGGTTTGCTTTTTTAATTTTGTTATCCATCCCTTCTTTTCTTTGTTCAAAGGTCTAGATGCTCCGAGTCCCATCTCGGCCATTGTGACAAGTTTGTCTATGGGTATGAAAATTCTTTTGAGTTTTATTTTTTTAGTCATTTCCTGGTAGTGAGGTCATTTGTTGCATTCCACCAGTGTTTACATAGCCGGCCTGTCTATTGTTGAAGTCTGGTTCGTCGTCTGATATAAGCAGTATATCATTTTCATCGATCATCCTCACTTCCAATTCGACATTGTTCTTTTTGACTTTCAGTGCCCGGCTCCATCTGCCATGTGCTACAAGCACCCATTGTCCGACTTTTACATCGTCCTGCTCTTTGCCTATTGCATATACTTTTGCCCAACGTGGGTGTATGCCTGCTTCTGTGCCGTCATCGTCTAGTAGTATTATGCCACCTTTAGATTTGGTTGCTCCAAACTGCATGTCTGATACTAGCACACGCTTTTTGAGAGGTGTAATATCGTAATCAACGGTGTATTGTTTTCCACCATGTGATCCAAACCCTTTGCTTTGTAATTCTTCTATGGAACTCATACTAGTATTATATTTTTGTTTTGTTATAAAGTCAATTGATCTTTAATTGAATTTAACCATTTTTCATAATGATCGTTGTAAAAGTGACAGTGGTCTTCGTACAACCCACCGCTTTGGTAACAAAAAGTATGAGGATCATTCTTGATCATTTTACTTGTATCTAGGTAGTTAGGCAATTCATTTACCATACCGTCAAAGTTTTTACATTCATCTGTTGCTGGATTCAAAATATTGTAATAAAAATTCCAATTATATTTTATATTTTTACTTTCTAACAAGTTAATTGCACTAGCAACACTCTGTAGACTTTGTTTAGCCACGTGTTCATATTCTGTGGCACTGAAATACAATGGCATGAAGATTTCATTTGTTTTATCGTTGCCCAGCCAACTTCCTATTTTTCCTCCAGAGCACAACCATTTTCTTTTATAGGTTTTAATTTGATTTTTATAGCCTATGTCAAACTTTTTATGTATAGGAATATCATACCTAGCCACACCTGTAAATTGCAGATAGACATAATCCGGAGATGTCTTATCCTCAAGATAGTCAAAAAGGTTTCCTGCTATGAATTGGTTGCCAACACCCCAATATGAGAGGTTTCTTATATGCACATCATTGCCAAAAACTATTTCCTTCCAAGCATCTTGCTTGTTCTTTGGAGGCATGTTGTCATTTACTAGATTACTACAACCTATGAATAGAACCTTCATGCAATTGCCTTTGCAAATATTGGTGATATTTTTTCAAACCAAGCACTGTGTCCTTTTGCATTTGGATGATTGTCGGCGATGGTATGCCCTGGGTTGCCAATTACCCAGACATCCATGCTTGACCCTGTGAAATCATAAAAATAATTTTTATCTATTTGCGAATGTATATGCCTTGTGTCTTTTAGTTTGACATCCTGTGTGTTGCCACATGCGTGATACATCACATATGGTATGTTCCTATTTTTTAAATACTCTTGTGCTTGTATTACACAAGATGCTTTACGATACTCGATGTGTTCTATGTATGCTAAAGGTCGGTTGGGACGTTCATTGAACTCTACCATTACATTGTTCCTTTTGCCACCTAATAGTTTCATTGCCTTCTTAAAAAAAATACTTTTCTCGTATGGGATCTCTCGATAGTCTATCATCTCAGGACTGCTGTTTTTAAGATTCCATCCAACGTATTCTCTCCGTAGACTGTGTGTCCATCCTATTACTACCGCACAATCTTTTGAATCGTTTTTACTGAAAAAGTTTCTGATGTTTCTTACTATGCCTTCGTTGTTGTTGCCATTACGGGCCTGATCAACATACTGCAAGTTGTGACTTTGTGCTAATTTGTAACCTATACTCTCGTATCCTTTGTCTAATGGCACACCGCCGTATCCATGTGCGAATGAACAACCAAAGTTTACTACTTTATTGATTGGCATGATTGCCTTAATCTAGATCTTTTAGAGCCTCTTCAATTCCACTTTCTTGCTGTGGTTTTGGTTTTGGTGTTGCTTGTGTTTGAACTGGTTTAGGAGCCTGAGGTGTAAGATCCAAAGTTTTTGTTTGCACCACCGGTGGTTGATCCGGTTGAGGCTGAGGAGCCATTTTCTTTTTTGGAGTGTCCATCGCTCTGCCTTTTGGAGCCTCGTAGTATTCTCTCATGTGCTGTTGTTTTGTTTTTACTATTTTACCACCAGGACCTAAAGAATCGCCTCTGGCATTGACTCCCATATTACCAACCGCTGGTGTAGTTTCGTTGGCCGCTCTTAATTTTTCAATGTCGACCATACGACCTTGCATTGTTCTGTATACTCTTTTTACTGGTCTAGCCATTTGTAACTCCTTCTTGTTTACTTATCACCTTAAAAATTCACGATAATCTAATTGAAATAACAGTGGGTTTATTTTGTGTACACCTATCAAAAATAAACAAAAACTAGAAACGCTTGACCCTCTGCCAACGCCCCATACAACATTGTTTTGTCTTAGAGTGTCCACGAAGTAAACCAAGAATCTTAAAACGTCTAAAAAGTTTTTTTCCTCAAATAGTTTATATTCTTCGATTACTCTTTGTTGTTCTTGATCACTGTTGCACTTTTCCAATAGGTATTGTTTGATATCAAGTGTTTTATAATGATCAGGCATGTGCCAATCACCGCAATTCTTTTTATCAAATTCTAATATTCCGCCTTTTCTTTTTGGCGCTGACTCTAAAATTTTAAATGGTAGTCTTGTATCCTCTACTGCTTTATTAAATTGATCAATATCTTCTATGAAGACTGATGCTATGTCGAAGTCAGGATTTTGATATATGAGATCGATAATTGAATCGTGACTGTATTCACAGTCTCCCCATTTATTTCTTTTTGTTTTTACCGCCATCTAAAACCTTTGGATTAAATTCAAAAACTTTAGCATGTTTTTCTTTTTTTTCAAAGACATTTTGTGGTTGCGGTTGCCAAGTAAAATGTCCTGTGTATATTCCTTTTTCCAATTCTCTGTCATACGTTGCTGTATCCGATCTTAACCACCATGGATCAAATGTATTATACTTTGTACTGAACCAATTGTCAACTTCCAGCAGGCTTAATTCAATACCATCTGGTTCCACAGTGTAGGCTATTCCATCACCTTGGTAACTACCAAGTTCTAGTGCGTCAACTTGTATTTTACCTTCCATTATTGCGTTCGCTTTGGAAAATGCAACAGCGGCCATAACTTGATCAAATGGAGGTTTTGGTAATTCTACAAATCTATTTTTGGAATTTATTTTTAACAGTTCGTGTAGTTCGTTGCCTCTTTGGCAGATTATTGTGTTGTTGAATACGACTCCAAATAATGACTTTAATCTTTCGAAGTATTGATTTTGTTCTTTGAGGTCGGCGGTGATAGGCGTTATGCTTACAACGACATCATATTCGTTGCTGTACAATTCTTGGTCTACTATAATAATCGATTTGAACTCGGTTTGCCAAGTGTATGATTGCTTCATCCAAAATAGTTATTATTCTATATTGACCAATTCGCCTAGATCTGGTTCACCTTTGGAATTTTTAAAATTGTCTTGCAAATTTTTTAATCTTCGATGGCGTAGTTCTGTACGATAACTTTCAAGAGCATTATTAATCTGTGCAACCAAGTCGGGGTTCCTACTGAAACGAACAGCGGAAGTTTTCTTTTTTGTTAATTCTCGAATTCTTTTTGATATATCTTCGTCTGATAAGTTGCCGAGTTCTTCTTGTAATGGATGAAAGTACATCCTGTCCTCCTACCTTACGAGTAGAGTTTGCCTAATTGATGCATCAATATTGTTGTGCCACCATCAGGTGTCATGAACTCGTATAAAAATCTGCCAGTGCCTGGTGCAGTCACAACGTTTCCACTAGTGCCTGATACATTATCTGCATGTAACACTGCCGCTGGTGTTGTTAAAGTGTGTGAAGTTGAGGCGTATGTGACGTCTAAAATAATTCTTCCTAAAGTCGACGACGCAGGAAAGTTTGTAAATGCAAGTGTGATCGATCCGCTTGTTGTAAGTGTTTGGTAATGACCATTCTCATGATTAATAGTGATAGCACCACTTACTGTCGTATGTGGATACACAGTTTGAGCAGTATCTTTAAGCACCGCCCTAGATACCACATTGTCATTGAAACTAGTAGCACCATTTGTCACTGCCGTGTTGTCTTGCAAACTGGTAATTTCATTCTTTGCAGTTGTAAAATTATTTTTAATTGATGTAAAATTATCTCTGAAGCCTTGCGAACTGTTATCTTGTCCGGCTGTTGGAAATGTGCCGTCTATATCACCTGGTACTATGCTACTTGCCATTATTCTTTTCCTTTACGTTTAAACATAACATATTTATCATGTTTTCTCTCCACTTTTAATTTGTTTTTATCTGCCAATGCATTTGTGAGAGTGACTGTGGTTTGTTTGTTCGTTGCATCGTGGGAGAGAGTAAATTGCGGTTCAAAATCCGCTGATCTCAATTGAGTATCTGCTTTAAGATATGTGGGCACAATGTTGTTATCGGCAGTAATAACATCACCGTATGTCAACAATGTGCTGTTATCTCGCAATTTAATATCTTCTTCATGGACTATTTCATTTAATGTGTATGTGTTTGTACTGCCATCACCGGTGAATTCTGCAGGCGATACTACACTTGAGTCTACAACATACCTGTCTACAATAAATTTTATTTTTTTGAAATCTATTGCCTTATCTGCAATTCTCTTTTTCACAAAGTTTGCTTTATCAGGCTTACAATAGGCTATCACTATTGCAGGTGTATAACCTAAAGGCACACCTGTTGTGGTTTGAGCAGTTCTCATCCATAATGGTAAATGCACGTAATCTTTATGTCCTAGGCTTTTCATTTGTGTTTGCATATTGGCCACAGCGTTTGGATAGACCTTTTCAAAGAATCCCACGTCTGCTGACAAAGGATTTGCGTATCTAATTTTACTTCCTGCAATACTAAAACTAAAACCACCATCTGTTGTTACATCGTATATGTTGGTGTTAGTGTGTAGATATAAATCATCTGCCCTCGGCCCTATCATCGGCTGTGCAATATCATTCCTTAGTGTAATTGATTTAGATACAGCAATACCATCATTGTTTACTAATGGGTCTTTTACTTCTATGTAAACGACTTCGTAAACAGTTGAATCGTTGTCTTTTGCCACTGCTGTTTTCACGTCACCAAGATAAAATGTCTTAGGTTCGTGATTCAATTCCATTTGATTTTGTATAGCGGTCAATGTCTTACTCTCTAATCCAGACAATAAAAGCATGTTTACCGAATCCGGCATGCCAAATTTTGGATCATCGGGCCTAAAAACATTGTCACTATTATTGATATTTGGATCCTGCGAAATTTGATAAAACAGATCTTTATCAGAAAGTGAATTTGTTTTGTTTGAAATATTTCCTCTGACGTTAAGATTTCCATAAGTTTTGCTGTATGGTAAACTTACAGTGATGTTGAATTCTTTTGATGTTGCTTGACTTTGATATTGATCACTTGCACTTATTGTAAAAGTGTATTTTCTATCAAAACTTGTTGTGTTTGAGTCAAATGTTACTTCATTGGCATCTAGTTTTGTAAATTCGGCAGACTTTATGACCCCAACAATATTTCCTTGCTCACTCAAAGTTAAACCTGTTGGTAAAGATCCTTCAGTAATTTGATATGTTATAACCCTATTTGTGTTATCAGATTGTGCTTCCACTGATAATAGGCTAGGAAAGCCAGGTGTTATAGTGCCCAGGTCTGAATCGGTTGTAAAAGCAAGTCCGATATCTATATCGCCTATAACCTTTAATGAAAAATTTTGATCTGTAAAAACATTCACTCCTGTGGATGCCACTCTGTTTGCTCTCACTGTAAAATTAGAAGTTGTTTCTATTGCTGTTTGATTAGGCAAAGTGCCTGTGATTTCTCCTGAATTTAGATCAAGGCTGAGTCCTGTTGGCAATGATCCTTCTATAATTGTGTACTCTAGGTCTGCCTGCAACGGATCAAAGTCTACAACATCTATTTTTATGTTTACATTGTTGTTGTGTCTTACTGTGCCAAGATTTGTACCTGTCAAGAATATTGGACGTCTGTTAGCACTCAAACTCATTAATAAAGGAAAATCGTTGTAAGTCTTCATGTCACATGTTAATCTATCGTTGTCAACTCTAAAGAAATCCGCTGTGTAAACAAAAATACTGTTTACCTGTGTGACGCTGTTCGTGCCGTCGGTTACTCTTACTATGAATTCATAATTAACAGATCTACTTTTGCTAGTCACAGTTCTATCATAAACGAAATCGTCATAAGTTTCGTCGCCTGCATATCCACCAATGTTGCCAAGTCCGGCGTCTGCTAATTGCACTGTGCCACTTATCAGTCCAGATGTTGACATAGTCACTCCTGGAGGAAGGCTACCTTCTGTGATGTCATAAACCAGCGTCTGTCCTGTGGCAGTATCTGAATCGACAGCCTCCATTTGAAACTCGACTTCGCTTCCATCCAAAACCCAAAAGTTGCTTGGTCTCGTACTATCCGCGAGATCAAGTTGTCCTGACGCAGTGCTAAAAGTTGGAGAATCTGCACCAATAATTTCCAGAGAAAAAGTTCTATCAGCAACGTTTGTTCCGTCTGTTACTCTGATTGTGAAAGTGTGTAAGGATCTGTCAGCAACTTCAAAAGGCGTGCCATGTAATAAACCTGTGCTGGAGATATCAATGCCGCTCGGAAATTCTCCGGAAATTTTGCTGTAGGTTAGCGTATCTCCGTCTGAGTCGGTAGCAGTCAATTGTAGAGAATAGTATTCTCTCTCATTAATAGTGGCTAGTTTTCCGCTAGTTGTTGACCATATTGGTACTGCCATGTATTCTCCTTTGCCAGTATTTATGGTATTTTATCTTCTATTAAGACTTGTCGTAAAATGGAATAACTCTAGCAGTTCCGTTTATTTTCACTTCAAGATAGCCTGTAGGTTGTCCCGGTAATGCATTGGCACCACCCGCCGATCCAACAGTAGTCTGTGTAGCGGTTCTAAAGTCTACAACACCTGTTCCTTGAGTATCTACTTGTATATCACCATTTGTGATATCACTTTGAAGTTTATCAGTTCTCAATACAGGAAACTCACCAACGTTGGCTTGAATTTCGCCTGCTGTCAATAGGCTTGTTGCTACAATATTCTGACCAGCCGCCGCAGTCAATGTAATACTGCCTGATGTTGCACTAATAACGTTTCCGTCTATTCTGATATTGTCTGCATTTAATTGTCCGTTTACAGTTGCCGTACCTGTTATTGTTTGACCTATTGTGGTCATTGCATTTTGCACGTCCACAGTACCTGTGCCATTTGCACTGATTTCTAAGTCAGCATTTGAGGCATTTGTTGTAATTTTGTTGTCTTTAATTCTTACGTAATCTATGTTTGCCTGACCTGTAATAACATGATTTCCTGTCTGTGAAGTATCAAACGTGCCAGTCAGTTCATCTAATATTTCAACTTTACCAGTTCCTTGTCCTTGAAGTTGTAGGTTTGCGTTAGTTTCTGCTGAGGTGATAACGTTATCGTTGATAGTAACACCATCGAGTGTTGAACTTCCTGTAACAGATAAACTTGCTCCTGACAATGTAGTGAATGCACCAGTAGAGGCACTTGCCGCACCGATTGTAGTACCGTCTATGGCACCACCACCTATGTCAACATCATTTATAACTACATTTCCTGAACCGTTTCCTGCAAGTGTCAAACTTCCGTTGGTATCAATATTTGTAATTGTGCTACCATTTATTTGAACATTATCTATTTCCGCTACACCTGTAACTTGTAATGTACCTGTTTGATTTACGTTTCCTGTCTGTGTGGTATTTCCTGTTATTCCTAAATCACCAGTGTGTGTGATCGCACCTGTAAAAACCATAGGAGCGATAACTTCAACACTACCTGTGCCATTTGCGTCCAGTTGTAAATTTGCATTGGACGTAGAGGTTGTAATTTTGTTATCTTTTATTCTAATCTCGCTATCAACTAATAGGTTGTTGATGGCCACGTGGCCTGTGCCGTTACCGTTAACATTCAAATTTCCATTTGTAACTATTGACGTGATCGTGCTACCATCTATCTGTACATTGTCTGCCTCGAACTTACCTGTAACCTGGATATTATCACCAGCGGCATTACCTAAGTTTATGTTTCCGTTGGCAATGATGTTTCCTGAGGCTGTAAGATTGCCTGTAACATTAGTATTGCTTTGCAGTTCGATGGTACCTGTACCGTTTGCACTTACAGTAATGTTACCGTTTGTTATTCCAGAAGTGATTGATTTGTTGTTAACATCTAGGTTTCCTCCCAATTGGGGAGTAGTGTCTTCGAGTAAATCATTCGCTTCAGCGGTTGTGCCGTACAACTCTGAAAAGTTGTCATTAATTTTGTCAAATGCTGTTCTTAACGGATCACCTGTTCCGTCGTTTGCTGTTGTTCCGATATTGATAGTTTGTTGTGCCATATTTTAATTCCTTACAGTGTATTTATTAATGATTTTGTAAACCGAATGTAAATTTAACTTGCTATTAGACCGTAATTTCTCAACACTGTCAACATTTGATTTATGATGCCTCGTAAATCCTCAACAGTTGAACCGTCATTAGCGGAAGGATCAAAAGCGATTGCGGACTGTTTAGTTACCGGTGTGGTTCCAAAGAATCCTATCTTTCCACCTGCTTCTGAAACAATTATACCACCTGTTCCTGTTGTTGTCAATTCAAGGTTACTGTTTGTTTGAACGGTCTTTATTACATTATCTCTTATATCAATATTGCCGTCTACTAAAATGTTTGACGCCAAAAGCGATGTGAAATTACCTGTACTTTGTGTACTTGCACCTATTGTTGTGTTATCGATTGTACCAGCGTTGATATCAGCAGTTGTGGCAACTAGGCTTGATGTCGTGACCGCCGCGGCAGAATTTGCTCCAATGATCGTGCCATCTATTGCACCACCGTTGATGTCTGCTTTTGCAATAACCACAGATCCTGTTCCACTTGCGTCCAACATAAGATCATCATTCGAACGATTTGCCTGCACATGATTGTCGTGTATAGTGATCGCCGGCATGCGAACATCGCCTGTGCCGTTTGGCACCAACACGATGTCATCGTTTGATCTGTTAGAAGATATGTTGTTACCAGAAATTGTAATGCCCTGATCTACCGCCGTCTCGGCATACAACTCTGTGAAGTTAGTGTTTATTTTCTGCATCGCGGTACGTAGGTCATCACCTGTACCGTCGTTAGCATTTGTTCCTATGTTAATATTTTGTCTAGCCATTTTATATTGCTTGTAAAACTAATTTTTTCCATATCGCAGTCGATCCATCATAGTTCGCTGTGCAAACATATAAATTGGTACCGTCATATGATATAGATCCTTTCCTGTCACCTGCATTGCCAACACCGGTTGCAGTTTTTGTTTCTGTGATTATAATTCTGTCATCATTAACAACAACGTTTCCTGTACCATTTACTCCTAGGGTCAGATCACTGTTGGTTCCGATCGGAGACACAGTGGAATTATTTACTGTCAATTGATCCACTTCTACGATACCGGTTCCGTTGGGTTGAATAACAACATTACCGTTGGTGTTTGTGTTAGTGATAACGCCAGATCCCAGGTTACTGCTAAACAACTGGTCAAAGTTATCGTTTATTTTACCCATAGCAACACGGATCGTGTCCCCAGTTGCTTGGTTTCCTGCTGTACCTGTGTCTATTATTAATCTAGCCATATTATGTGTACTGCTATTTATTAAATATTAGCGATGTTCTTAGAAACTCTTAAAACACTCCGTTTGTACGAGAGGCAGTCAAAGTTAGGCATTTACCATACCTTCAAACGCAAAAACACAATCTACGTTTTCTGTTGTGACAGTTGTGGTGTGACCTTTATGCGTCCAAGGGCAAAGGTTGATCCGGTACGTGCCACCAATGACTACAAGCACGTTTGCAGTAATTGTGACACTAAAAAATTCGCACAGAAAGTGGGAGTTAAAATGCGAAGTGTTTACAGTCTCGATGCAAGTTCTACACTAAATCTTTGATTAGTGCCATTTGTATTGACCTCCATGGAATGTGCGCCATGTGATGTCCTTTTCTTCTCCGCGTGTAAATCTTAACAGATCAGCGTAGGTGCCACAGTAGATGTTAGTGACATCAAAAAATTTAAACAACAATGGATTAGTCTTGATATATTCCTTACGGTTGAAATAATAAAATTTTACGTCATTGTATTTTCTTGCTGTCTGTCTCAAATGAAATAGCCATTCATATTTTAAGTAGGCCTTCATGTTTATCCTGGATGGATAGTTAGGTGTATTTTTATAAACGTTATTTTGTGGTCTCATCATCTCACCTACAGAGGCTTCCCATTGTCTAGCACCCAAGAAATCAAAACCCAAAATTGCCACAGACTTGGCACCATTTTCCACTGCATGAAGCACAGCACTACATCCACTGCCTCTAGTCTCTGTGAAGTCTATTGTTCTTGTCTTTCCAGTCCTAGCATCACCCCCGGTCCAAAATCTCATCAATGGTTTTCTGTGTTTGTCATGATCATGATTATCACCTTTGCAAAGATAATTCCAATCGGGTAAATCTTCTTTGTTTAATAAAGTTGCCTTGACATTTTTGTATGATCTTTTAGCATCTAATATTTCGGCATACATGTCATCGTTCACTGCCATGATGTAGTCGCAAAGATCTGGATGATCTCTATAGATGGCATTGCAACCATATATAATTCCTTTTTCTTTTAGTAGATTAAGATCAAAACTTAGCCGTGTTTCGCCATTTCCTATAACATATGTGTGTGTCATACGCCGAACGATTCTCCACAACCACATGAAGATGTGGCATTTGGGTTGATAACTTCAAATTGAGAACCAAAAACTTCTTGTTTGTAATCGATTGTGGTTCCCATCACGTATAAAAGGCTTGTAGCATCTACAGTGAATCTTCCGTTTTCCCATTCAACTGTGTGGTCGGCTTTTTCAACATCATCCTTTGTTTTTGCAAAACCCCATTGATATTTAAATCCTGCACATCCACCACCCTTAACAGATAACGACACAGCAAAATTTCCTGGATTATCGGTCAGTAATTTTTCTATCTGTGTCTTGGCAGTAGTTGTTATATCGAATGGTTTCATAATGTTAATTATCTCTTAATTTGTCCTTGATAAACCAAAATCGCATTGCTTCTCTACGGTCCTGGAAACTCATGTACGCATCTTGTTGTTCAGGATCCCAGAATGTGTTATCATCGTATAGAGGTTCAAACCACCAACCCCATTTCTTTTTGCAGTTATCTTCACACCATTCTATAAGAGCACTGTCTACTCCATGGTCTGCTAGGTATACATCGTATTTGAATTGTTGATTATAACCACAACCTTTTGGAATTTTTTCCATATTATTATTATAATTAAAAAAAATTATGAAGTCAATTCTATAACGCCGCAGGCCAATCTATCACCAGCATTACCAGTTTTTAAAGATTCAGCATCTCCACCTGTCCCTAGGTCGTCTTTGTCGGCATGTACCACTAGTCCTCTTCCTACAATAGACCTTTCACCGATTAGATCCACCCTGTCTGCTCTTATGGTAAATTTTGCAATGCCGTTCTCATCCGCTGTGATGTTACCAAGGTCCCCTATGTGTCCTTCTCCCATTTGTCCATGATCTACACCGTCGGGGTTATAGTGTCCTCCCATGCTCTCACAACCTTTTGACATGTCTCCGAATTCATGAACATGAAAACCGTGTTCGCCTGGTTTAAGTCCTGTCACTGTGCCCTTGATTAAAGTTGGTGTGCCTGGTGCCTGCATAAAAAGTATAGTGCCTTTGACATCATCGCTGTGTTGCAATTCACATTTGGCGATAGTCTGTGTCTTGTCCTCTGTTATACTTTCTAGTTTTGCACAACTGCATTCCGTTGCTCTCGTTCTCGGGCAAGATGTCATTTCAGTAAATCTCATTAGATAACTATTTATTATGTTTGAGTGTGTAAACAAACACAAATTCCAAAAATGGCTAGACCTTCTGTATGCAAAAGGTGGATCACTGGTTCGTATCCATAAATGCGAAATAAAATATATAGATGCACCCGAGTGGAAAACAGAACTTACTAAACATTATGAAAGTTGGCGCCATGATGACAAACACTGGACCTTCCATCATCTTAGGAATCTCTATAAACATATAAAAGCAAACGGAATAAATTTTCCTGTTGTGGCTAGGAAAAACGCTAATGGAAAATTAAGTATTGATCCCGGCGGGTCGAGAACAATGATTGCGATGCTGTTGCAGTTGGAACACATTCCAGTAGATTACATAGTGATAGGTGATCCTATAAAAGATCTAGTCGCACAGGGCAAAACTGTCAAAACGGCTGATGAATTTTTTGAACCATACAAAGAGGTTAAATCTAAGTGCGAGATGCAAATGGTACGGCACGATATAACAAAAGATTTCGAGGAGTTAGAAAGTTACGAAGATTTCTGGTTCACGTTTAATTGGTTTGATATGCGACACTTTTGGCCCATAGACGATGTGTCAGAGTTCAATAAAAAATACTCAAATGTAAAAATAGAAAACTCTTTATTGTCCTATACTCTGGAGGTATAGTTGTTCCGCGGCCATGTTTTTACCTTTGGCCTCTGTCTGTATATCGAAGTGTTCTCCAAAACTCAATGCCCAATCGTTTACTTTCCTGTTCGGCAACAGGTCCGAGTGTGCTCTTAGTTTTTGCTTTTTGCATCCACGTTCTAGTAACATCTTAATGTCATGCATTTCTGTATGAGTTTTGTCTCCTAGATTAGCAGGGGCGAGATGCTCATCTCTTGAATAAGAATAGTGCATGGTAGGCCGTTGTCCTCTCCATGAATCGATCACTCTTTTTACTCTATCGTCGTTTGCATCTATGTATTCCTCGTCTCTGATCCAGTGATGGTGAATGTCCATCACCAATGCTAGATGCTTTTCAAGTTCGAGACTTGCATCTAATCCCCAACCCATCTCGTCGTTCTCGATCGTGATCAAGTTACGTGCCTCTGGTGAAAGTTTTGGTAGTGCATCAATAATACCTTGTGGTCCCAACCTACCGGATATATGCACGTTAATCTTGCAACCATCTTGAAAACTTATGCCAAACCCCATCCAACGTGCCATGTCGACATGATATTCAAATTCGTCTATGCTTCGTTTCCTAATGTCCTCACTGAGACTGCTGAGCACACAGAATTGTCCAGGATGGAAACTAACTTTTACATCCAACCTACGTGCTGTATCGCCAACGGGTGCAAATATTTTTTCTAGATGGTCTTGAATGTGTTTCTGTTGCCACCAGTCTATCCAGTTTGCTTCAGTATATCCTTGGAGCATCTCAGAGCCAAGGCGCACCATTCTCCTTTCTGGAGGCAGTGAACCAACACGTTCTATCATTTTTCTTGCGGCTGTGGCATTATGGTTCATTATGTCCCATTGTCTTTGTTCCGCCTGTTCAGGGTGTTCTCTTAACCAACGCATGGTTGTTGATCTTCCGTTAAGATCTCTGTCCTTTGCATTG